ATTTTTAGAGAACATAGATGTTTTAAAACAGTCAGCTAGTCAAGGTGCTATCTCTGCACCAGTAGATGTAGATAATTTAGTAAGGCGTATACCTTTACTACAACAAACTAATAATGGGTGGGTTGCTTCGTTTGGAACGGAAGTTTTAAAAATACTAGGAGGTGGTCGTACTTATCAGATTGTCACTAATCTGAATGGAATAGAGCAGATTAGGGTTAGAGGCATTCCACCCGTTTCGACTGATAGTCTTGGACGTAAATGGATTAGTTGGGTAGATACACCACAGATAACATTAGATGAACTTCACAAAGCTGAATCTACTTTTGTATTTGTAGGATTTACAGCAAAGGGAATATCACCACAAGTTGCAACACCTGTTGGATTATTAGAGCCACATAAAATTCAAGCAGCTCTATCAGAAAGTATGTTGATGGACACACCTTACATACCTGATTATAGGTTAGTAGTAGAACTATTATTATTAGTAGTCTGTGGCTTCCTCACAGCTCTTCTAATAGCACGATTAGGTATCACATGGGGTATTGTATTAGTTGGTGTTTTAATGGCAGGAACAGGCTACTTTGGATATAGTGTCATACAAAATGACATACTCATAGATGTGACTTGGACTTTGATAAGTATGACACTTATTGCTACGTTACAATTCTATCTAAACTTTAGAACTCAATACAAACTTAGACAACAAATCAAGAAACAATTTGAACATTACCTTGACCCAAGACAAGTTAAAAAGTTACAAGATAATCCAGAACTTCTGAAGTTAGGCGGAGAACGAAGACGTTGTACGTTTTTATTTACAGACGTTAGAGGCTTTACAAGTTTATCAGAAAGATTAGAACCTGAAGAAGTTACAAAGATTATGAATAAAGCATTAACAATACAAGCTGATGCAGTTAAAAAGTATGACGGTATGGTAGATAAATATATTGGTGATGCAATGATGGCTATCTTTAATGCACCTATAGATGTTCCTGACCATGAGACCAAAGCCATCCTAGCAGCCCAGAAAATAAAACAAGATATGGCAGAAGCCGATTTAGGAATAGAGATAGGTATAGGAATAAATACAGGAGAAGCAGTCGTAGGTAATATGGGAAGTGATACAAGGTTTGATTACTCTGCTATTGGCGATGCTGTTAATCTAGCTGCAAGGTTAGAGAGTTCTACTAAAGAAGTTGGAGAAGATATTGTAATAGGGTATACCACAGCTATGAACTCTGATATACCCACAAGATATTTAGACCCTATAAAAGTAAAAGGTAAAAAAGACGAGATAATTATTTACACTATTGAAGAGCATTAAGTTCTCTTTGAAAATAATCATGTAAGTTTTCTAACTTAGCTCTACCATTTCTAATAATAGTTTTCATAAGAGGTCTATCCTCTATTGGAAAAACCTCATCAACCATATCCTCTGGTAATAAACTAAATTCTGTTACTATTTTATTATCTCTTGTTAAAAGTATTTTGAAGCTTACTAAATTAGCTTCTGTTTTATTAATCATTTGACTCCTCTAAGTTTGTAAATTTAATATTATCTTGTCTACCACGTAACCCAGCTTTCATATAGGTAGTGGCTCGTCCTTCAAAAAAGTTCTGGTGTTCTACTCCAGTTACTTCATCAATCCAACCAAGAGGATTTTCTCTTTGGTCATAGTTAGTCTTAAGACCAAGTTGAAGTAACCTTCTATCAGCTATGTATCTATTGTAAGCATACATATCTTTTTTAGTTAGTCCTTGAATATCTCCCATATCAAATACTAAATCTAAAAACTTATCTTCAAGTGTAACCATATGTCTACATATTTCATATAGTTCTTTCTTAAAATCATCTGTCCATATTTCTATGTTCTCTTTTATAAACTCTCTAAATAACTTTGTCATTGCTTCAACGTGTAAAGATTCATCACGTATAGAATAGGTAACTATCTGACCCATACCTTTCATCTTACCGAATCTTGGAAAGTTTAATAAGATTGCAAAGCTACTGAACAACTGTAGTCCTTCTGTAAAAGCTGAATAAACTGCTAAAGTTTTTGCAATACTTTCTTTCTTAGCTTTAGTAGGTTTAAAGTTACCAACATAATCATGCTTATCTGACATCTCTTCATACTCTGCAAAAGCTTTGTACTCTATCTCAGGCATACCTACTGTATCAAGTAATAAACTATAAGCATGTTGATGGATTGATTCCATGTTTGCAAAAGAACCCATCATCATTCTTGCTTCAGGTTTCTTAAACAATGGCATATACTTATCTACATATCCTGCACCTACATCTACATCTGACTGAGTAAACAATCTAAATATTTGTGTAAGTAAATTCTTTTCAACTGGTGTAAGTTCTTGCCAATCTTTTACATCTGTATGTAGTGGTACAGATTCAGGCATCCAATGCATTTGATTTTGTAATACATAGTAGTCAAACATCCATGGATATTCAAATGGTTTATAGTAATCTCTCGTTTTTAGTAAGCTCATCTTTCTTTTCCTTTTTCTTTTTGTTGTTAAATATTCTGTCCCAATTCTCTTTGTATTTTTTTTCGTTAGGGTTCCTACGTCTAGAACCTTTTCCTCCGTGCCACTGACTCATTATCCCTCACAAGCAAGACACTCAGTATCTTCTAAATTAATTCTAGGTACTTTAACATTTACATTCTCAACAGTTCTTGCAGCATTAGAACGGAAATAATAAAGTGATTTAAGTCTATTCATACCATACCAATGAACATCATTTACATACTGCATATATTCATCATGTACTTCTTGAGGCTCTGTAGCTTTAGGTAATGTAAAGAATAAATTAACAGACTGTGCTTGACAAATAAACTCTTGTCTTTTGTAAGCATGTTCAACAATCCATATTTGATTTATCTCATTAGCAGTTTTAAATATTTCTTTTTCATCATCAGTAAGAATATCTAAGTGCTGAACAGAACCATCAGTACCTGATATATCTTTCCAAATGTTTTCTAGTTCTTTACCTTTTAAACCTTTAGATTTTAAAAGCTTTTCAAGATATTTATTTTTTACTTGATAGCTTCCGGATAAAGTTTTGTGAGTATAGCAGTTAGCCCTATAAGGCTCAATGCTAGGAGAAGTCCCACTACAAATGATACCGCTACTAGCATTAGGAGCAATAGCAAGGAGATTAGCATTCCGCTTACCGCTACCGTGGATGTCAGGAGCTTCACCCCTTTGAATAGCCAACTCTTTAGTTGCTTCTGTTGCCTTGAGTTTAATGTAAGTAAATGCCTTATAGTTAAACCCAGATGCATAAATGCCCTCGAAAGGAATCGACCTACGTTGGAGATAAGCGTGGAAACCCATAGCACCAAGACCGAGACTCCTCTCTCTATAGGCTGAATAGGCAGACTTGGTAAAGCCTTCCTTACCTTCTTTGACATAGTTTTGAAAGCGTTTAAAATTTGCACTGTACTCTCCTAGTTGTGTTGTATCTATAGCATTGTCAATATAATGTTGAATTATATTATCAAGCATGGTTATTAAATCTTGTATAAAGTTATCGTCTTTTGACCATTCATCAAAGTATTCTAAGTTGACAGAAGATAAACAACATACTGCTGTTCTCTCTTCATCAGTTGGTAAAGTAATCTCTGAACATAAATTACTTTGACGTATCTTTAATCCTAAATCTTTTTGTTGTTTAGGTAAAGCTTCGTTACACTTATCAATATTAATCATGTAAGGCTCACCTGTTTCAGCTCTAGCATTTATTATCTGCCACCAAAGGTCTCTAGCATTTATAACCTTAACAGCTTCGTTAGTCTTAGGGTCTATCAATCTCCAGTCATCATCGTTTTGTACAGCTTCTAAAAAAGCATTAGTAATATTTATACCGTTATGAAGATTAAGATTCTTTCTGTTTATATCTCCACCAGATTCTTTACGCATGTTAATGAACTCTTCAATCTCCGGATGAGATATGTCCATGTAAGCTGCATAAGAACCACGTCTAGTTGTGCCTTGATTAAAGGCTAACATCTGTGAATCAACTACATGGATGAAAGGAATAGAACCAGTAGAACGACTGCCATGAGTAGTTGAAATACCATTGCTCCTAATATCGCCCCAATATCCACCAATGCCTCCACCTGAACTTGCCAACCAAATGTTCTCATCATAATGAGCAGATAGCCCACCCCTGCTGTCAGGAACATAATTGAGGAAACAACTGATAGGAAGCCCACGAGTGGTACCCCCGTTACTAAGAATAGGAGTGCTAAACATGAACCAACGAGAGGAAGAGTAGTTATAAAGTCTTTGAGCCAACTCAAAATCTGTCTCGCCTTTGAAAGTTGCTCCGAAGACGGAGGCTCTTGCGAATGCTTCTTGTGCATGTGTTTCTCCTTCCCAAAAATATCTATCTTTGAGTGTGTCTAAACTAAATTTATCAAATGTTTTTTCTTTGTCATAGTCTATTTCAATTCCTAAGTAAGGCTTAGTTCCTATTTTATCTTCAACCATTATCTTGTTCCTTATTGTTTACATATAATGCTATTATAGCATAGTGAATTATTTTATACAAGTCTAAATTATTTTTACCATCTTTCTTACCAAACCTCATAGCATATTTCATAATGTTTCCAAGACAGAATCCTTCACCGTATCCCGAATCAATTATCATATCTGTTGCTTGGTACTTACCGTTAGCATAGTGTTGAGCATATGTATTACCTATATAAGCTTTCAATTCGTTTAGTATTTTATCTTCTTTAAATTTATAATTCACTTTTCCATTCCTCCGGTAATGTTTCTTCACTATACCATGTAAAGTTATTTGTTTCTGCCCATTCAGCATGGGTTCTTTTTGTTTTATCTTTTCTTATCTTTGCACCAGGCATAGGTGAGTAAGGTTTTTGAAAAAGAAAAACTAACTCATAGTTATCAGGTAAAACTTTTCTAATGTGTATGTATTTACTATACTCTGCATAGTCCCAGAATCTACCTTTAGCTTCTAGTAAAATAGTTTTACCATCTATAACTTTTACAAAGTCTGCTTCGTACTTGTGTTGAACAACATACTCTATAGTATCCCAATGATGTTTCCAATCTTTAAGAACTGTTTGATGTATATCATATTCCCAAAGACTATCGTATCCTTTCGGCACGTTAATCTTTTTAGGTCTTGGTTTTCTTGGTACTCTTTTAGGCATTCAAGTTTTCCAAAGTAATATCAGGATTCTTTTTTACCTTTTTATAAAACCATCTAAGACTATAAGCACTTAACATAAATCTATTGTTAGCAAAAATATGTGTTTGTTGTGGAAGAAACTGGTCCAAGTTTTTTTTATGAATCTTAGTAGCATCTTCACCTTCAGGTACCATAGTTCTAATCCAACTGATAAGTAAGTCTTCTGCTTTAC